CAAGTACATTATAAGCAGCAGAACCTAGTCTACCTCTCATACCTTGTTGCCCTAATTGTGCTATTTCATTTATAGTTGTTCGTACAGGATCTGTTAATTCACCCCAAGGACTTTGTGCTATTGTTGCGCCTAATAAGTTTTGTATATCAGCTCCACCACCACCACCAACTAATTGGTTAAATACGTTTGCAGCATTTTGTCTTGCTGTTGCTAAACTACCACCAATGTTTGCTAAGTAATTTTGAAATCCAGGAGCTGTTGTTCCTTCTGCAGGTAGACCTGCTAATACATTTTGGTATTGATAAGGCCTAAAGAAATCCCACATACTTCGTTCTTGATATTGTCTGTAAGGATCAGACATTGGCCTAGTTGCCGTACCTAATGCAGCACGATAAGCTGACATCCAATCTCTATCGCCTAAAGCTTCAGGCGTAAATCCTGTATTTATATCTTGGTTTTGATCTGCTAGACTCATTTCTCCTCCTATTGTATTTGTAGGACCACCAGTAATATTATTTACTGCTGTGTTTGATGCTGTGTTTGATAATGCGTTTGATGCGCTTGCTGCTGTAGTGTTTACATAACTATCTGAAAATGTACTACTATCTGATACGCTTACATTTACTGTAGATTGTCCACCTGGCAAAAGATCAGTATTAAATTGTCCATCTGTATAAGTATTATGAAGTGCAGTATAATTTGCTTGTCCTGCGCCTAAATTATCTGCTGCTCCACTAAGTAAATACGCATTAGCTCTATTTAAATCAGATATACCTTGGACTACTAAATATGTTATTTGTGGTGGTTCACCAGGTTGTAAAATTCTTTCTCGTCTAAAGACTACTCCACTATTTGGTTGAATCATTGCCATTTTTTATTATCCCCTTGCTCCTGGTCTTGCCTGTCCAGGCGCTCTAGTGTTATTCGGAGGGGTGGTACCCCTATATAAATCATACCCACTTTCTGCACCTGTTACAACCCCATTGTTATTTCTCATACTTGGTGGTGGTCCTTGTGGTCTTTGCGCACTTGGTTGTGCTGTAGGTTGTCCTGGTTGTCCTGGTTGTCCTGGAGGTTGTCCTTGTGCTTGCATCATTGCTTGCATTTGCAGTTGAATTACAGCTTGTTGAAATTGCAACTTTTGAATGTAATCTTGTCTTTGCTCATTAGTGTATTGCCTTTTTAATTGATCTAAAAAGAATTGTGCTTCAACTGGTCTTTGATTTTCTAATAAACCTTCCCACATATTGTAAGCCATTGCTTTTGGTTCTGCTCTTGATCCTTGTTGTGCAAAAATTTCTTTTTTCCACTTATCAGGATCTTCTACATCTAGTATTTCATTCCAAATAAAACTATCTGGTGCTAGAGGTACAGGGCCTTCTCTTAACATTTGTGCTGTAGAGAATCTTGCAGGATCTTCCATTCCAAGAGAATTTTTAAACATAACTTCTAAATTTCCTGCTTTTTCTAAATCTTTAGGATCTATTTCTTCGTCAAAGTAAGTTTGAGTTTCTCCCATAACACCATCAAATTGTAATTTTCCAAACCTACCACCTTGATACTGGTATCTTAAAATATTTGCTATTTGGGTAAAAGCACTAGCCATTGCTTTCATTCTGTGAGATACCTGATGTTGCGCACCAGCTCTAAGTATATTTGCTGCATGACCAGATAACTGGAACTGAATATCACCAAACACAATATCTGGTACAGTTCCCTGTTGCAATTCGCTATTTACAGTACCTATATATGCTCCTGCATCAGCTACAAGTTTCATTTCTGGTGCTAATTCTAGGTTCTCTCCCTCTTTAAGTGAGATATTCGCACCTTCTCTGTAAGGATCATCCATAAGTCTTAGGTTTCCATCCCTACTTCTAAGTATCATTGGGTGTTTTACAGCTCGTCTTACAAGTGTTTGCCAATCTGACATAGACTTGTTTTGGTTATCTATTAGGCCTCTTATGTGTCCAAATACGCTTTCACCTACATCACCCCATACGTTATCTCCAGAATAATTACCTTGCACAAATGGTTGTGGTCCTACATAACCAATAAATGCTGGTACTACAGGATCACCATTTAAATTTTTTACATCATGTTTTTCTGGTTTTACTAAGAATTTACCATTTGCAACTACACATCTTGTGCTTCTATCAATATATTCGTGAACATCTACACCTGCTTCGTAATCACCTGGACTAAATTCCATTTTTACACCATAAGTATCTTGTATAAACTCTGGTGTCCTTGAATGAGATTTAGCAATCCACTTTAATCCATTAGTATCAAACTTCCAAGAAGCATTTAAAGGATCAAAAGGTTCTATTTCACACTTAATAGTGCCATTTTCCTGCTTATTGAACATGGCTCTACCACAATACCAACCTCTGACAGCTATATACCAGGCTAATTGGTCTTGCAGCATTGGGGATAACATAGAGGTTAGTCTGTCATCACCCATACGAATACAACCACGAATGAATTTTTCAAGAGTAGTTCCAGATTCTGCACTTTCTGGATTGTTTTTATCATACCTAGTCCGTACTGTCATTGCTGCTTCAGTTAAATAACTTATAATTTTATCTGCTGTGGTTCTAGGTTTGTTACTTGTGTAAGCCTGATAACCTTCGCCAGCATCGTATTCTTCTAACGAATAATAATTGTAATCTAATTCCCACCTATCTCTAAGTTTTAAATATTGAGGCTTTTCTTTTTCTTCTTCGATTAAAGATGATATTTGTTTTGCTGTTAATCTTTTTTCAGTTGTCATATTTTACCAATAAGATATTGATGGTTCTCTAGGATTTATACTGCTAGCTTCCCTAGCGTGTCCAAACTCGTGTATAAGTCCGTAAGTAATTGCCTTTACAGCGTGATTATACCTATCTCTAGGCGTTGTGCCAAGTACATTACCTTCTCTGTCGGTTGCCCAAGAGTAAACTTTAGTCTGTCCATTAAATGGATTTGGCCCTCCACCTAATTCAGAAATTACCCCTTTACAATCAGGTGAAAAAACAATTTTGGGTTCTTTCATAATAGGATCAATCTTTAAAAAAGTATTAAATCTTTCAACACCTTCTATAAGTTGGGTGTAAATGTAATCCTGTTTCCTGTTGCCACACCTCAACTTGCGATGGCATAGCTTGATGCTGCGCTCCTGCCTGATCTATTGCTCCATATTTATCTGCCTTATTCCACCAAGGTCTTGTCATAGCAATCTGACATATTTCTGCACCAATTTTCTCCTGCTCATATATTTCATCAAATATCCGTATCTGTCCATCTATAATCTGCGCACATTCTACTGCATAAGCAGAATCTGTTGCCCTAGAATAGCCTGGATCTACCCAAATATACACAGGAACACCCTCTACGAAGTCTACATCTTGAATATGAACCTCATTTCTAAACATTTCGTGTACTCTACCCTTTGGAGGACTAGGAACACCAGCAAATCTTTCCATAAACCATGACTCACTATGCGTATTTTCTAACTTAATTATCTCAGGATCCTCCCTGCCACCAGGAAAAAGTTCCGTATTGGTCCACGTTGGGAGGGAGAAGCTCTTTACGTTTTCCGATTTCTGGACAGCAGGAGAGGACCAATGAATATATTTCTCTGGATACCAACCTAAACTACTCTCAAACGTACCTTCTAACATTAACCACCCTCTAGCCTCTACTAATCTCTCCTCTAATCGCCAGAAACTTTCCAAATCTAATTGAGAGGCCTCGCATCCTATTATTCCCCTAGGAGCTTCCATTGCTAAACTCTTAAAATCACTAGCAGATTTAGTCTTAATAGCAATTTTCTCATGAGAACATCTTGTTTCGCCACATACACAAGTATTTAATCTTAATACTCCAGGATTAATAGGCTTACTCATTTCGCCTAATAGACCAAGATTACCTAAATCAGTACCAATATAATTAAATTCTGCCCTAGTTCTCTCGTAATCAGCAGCTACTAACCAATAAATATCGCCAGGATTAGCAGTCTTATTAGCAATACTCTCTAAAATTTTAAGAGTCATATAGGCACCAGCTAATCTGCTCTTACCTCCCCTTACACCTCCTGCTACTAATTTATAGCGTGCAGGATCATTTAATATCTTTAACTGCGCTTCAGAAGGCTTTAAACGCATCTGATCTAATAACTTATCCCTAATAGGTGTGTCCATAAGATATTATTGTACAGATAAAATTAAATCTGTGGAATAGTACTCACACTCTTCTCTACTTCTATTCCTAAACTATACCCCTTCCTTTCTTATTAATCTTCTTATTGGTCTTATTGTTCTTATTGTTGATAATTGTTAATAAGATTAAGAAAGAAAGAAAGAAAGAAGAAGCTGTTGGCGCTTCATTCGATAAATCTCATTCAGCGCTTTTTATCTTTCGCGAAATTCAAATTAGAACATTTGTTCTACTTTTGTTGGAGGTTTTAAGATTTTTTTTTCTTTAAAGGGGGGATTTTTTAAGACCTGGGCAGACCAGGAAGGGAGAATTTTAGCCCCTGGGGGAAATCTTGGAGGAAAAACCCCAGGGGCACAACCTAATTTAAAGGAATTTTAAGAATATTACCTTCAAATGTATATAATTTATCCTGGAACTGACAGAATAAATCAAAGTTTTTACTAAAAACCCTGGCATTATATCCGAACTCCTGGAAGGCCTGGTTCATTCTGCGCTTAGTTGTCAAAGTGTCATAGCCTCCAGTATTCAAAATTATATAGCCTTTTTTATTCCAGGTATAAACTGGCGTTGAATGGTAAATTACTTCAATTTCTTGATGTATTCCATTCTTAATTTTTCGCTGAACTGTTGTTTTATGATTTCCTATTAAGCCTGGCATTTTAAAGCCTCCCTTCTTTTATTATCTTGTTTAACTCTTGCAGTTACTCTCTTAATCTCCCTGGCAAATTCTTTATCTGTCATCTCCCTGGCCCACCTACCAGACATTTTAAGCCCTATAACTGCTTTAACCATGCTAATTGATATATGAACCCCTTCTTCTGTTTCAGAGTTAATAAGAGGCGTTGAGCCTGTAGCCTTGGCCCAGGCCCTAAGTCTTTTTTGAATAGTTCTATAATTATCCTTAGTAACTTCCAGGTAGCCACAGAAAATAGACATTTCGCCAATTATCCTGGCTAACATTTGAATATTTTCATTAGTCTTATAATCTTTTATTGCGTTGTAGTCCTCATAGTGTGGCATTATTTGGCCTCCCCTGGATTAACTGCATTAACAATAGATTTTAACGCCTCTAGTTGCTCCCCTATCTTCTCAACCTGGTATTCTAATTCTTCCTGGACATTGCAAACGCATATTACTTCTTGCGCCTGGTTTTCTATTTCCTCTTTATGGCCTTCTAATTCCTCTATTATATCTAATAGTGGGTTTTTGGTTGTTTCTTGACTGGTCATTTGACCTCCTTTAATTAATGTTGTTTTAGTTGTTATAAACGACCATATATAAATATATACAGGAAGTCAAATTTATTTTTATATCTTTTTTTTATCCCTGGAAGCCTGGAAGCCTGGAAGCCTCCCAGGGAGCATTTTATAGAAAAGTTAACCAGGATTAATTAAATTTTTTTATGCTGCCTTTTTTCCTGGAAGGCTATCGTGGTTTGCTTGGAGGCTATCGTGGTTGCCCTGGAGCGCTAATATTAAATTGGTTGCATTGCTATCGTTGTTTTCTTGCAACTTCTTAAAATCATCAGGCGCTTGTTGCTCTAGTAGCCATTGGAGGTTATTCCCACCTCTATTATTCGTTTCCTGGAGTTTTTGGATACTAAGACTAATCCACTTCGCGTGTGTGCGCGTAGAGAGTGCATAAAACTTTGCATAAAACCTATCCTGGAGGATATTATTTTCAA